CCTTGAGCGGCTTCGTCGTCGGCCGGCCGACGGGAATCGGTATGGCTCCCCAGCGCTGCCAGGCCTCCAGTTCGCGGATCCCGATGGCGCTCATGTCGGCGCCGAGGCGTTCAAGGTCTGCGGCTGCCATGAACAGGTGCAGGCCGTAGAGGACGGGCGGAAAGTCGCAGTCGTCGGTGCAGCGGTGGAGTTTCCCGCAGTACGCGTCGCGGGTGATGCTGTGGTGGAGCGGAGCCGCGCCATTGGTGTCGGGGATCTGGCCGAGGATGAGCAGGTTGGTGCTGCTGCCGTCGGGGCCGAGCCCTTTGGTGGGGTGGACGGCGTCTGCGAGCAGGGTCATGTCGAGCCGGTCCTGGCTGCCTTTGACCTCGATCCACCAGCCGATGTCGGGGAGCAGGAAGTCGGGCAGGTAGGGGCGGCGGTCGTCGCCGACGCGGTAGCCCTGCGGCTCGTACTCCCATCGGATTCCGAGGTCGTTGAAGACGTGCGCCCAGCGCGCTTCCAGGCGGCTGCGGAAGTGGTGTCCGGAGTAGTAGGTGTTGATCGCTTGGATGGTCACTGGGTTCCTCTCGGCGTGCAGTCGTTACAGGGGCGGGGTGTCGGTCCGGACGGTGCGGTGCCGCAGGGCCAGGCGCCTTTGTGAGGGATGTGGTAGTCAGGCTCGGCCGGTGCGGTGGAGACGGACTGCGGTTCCTGCGGGGCGGAGACGGTGAGCGAGAGCAGGTAGTCGACGAGGTCGTCGTCTTTCCGGAGTGCGGCTACGTCGTCCGGATCGACGCTCATCAGGTCTGGGCCATGTCGATGAACTGGGCGTAGTGGCCCTGAAATGCGGTGGTGATCGTTGCGGTCGGCCCGGCGCGGTGCTTGCCGACGATGAAGTCCGCCTCACCGGCGCGCGGGGATTCCTTGTCGTAGGCGTCCTCGCGGTGAAGGAGGATCACGATGTCGGCGTCCTGTTCGATGGCTCCGGATTCACGCAGGTCGGAGACGAGGGGCTTCTTGTCAGTGCGCTGCTCGGGTCCGCGGTTGAGCTGAGCCAGGATGATCAGGGTGATCTCGAACTCCTTGGCCATGAGCTTGAGTCCGCGGGTCAGCTTGGAGACCTCGGCCTGCCGGTTCTCGGCTTTTGGGGCGTCCATAAGCTGCAGGTAGTCGACGATCACGAGGCGGAGTCCGGCAGTTCGGACGAGGTGCCGGACCCGGCCGCGGAGTGTTGGCAGGGACAGGGCCGAGGAGTCGTTGAGGTAGAGCGGCGCCTCGTTGATGCGGGGCATGGCGCGGGCCTCGCGGGCGACGCCGGCGTCGTCGACGATGCCGCCCTTGATGTGGTGCAGGGCGACGCGGGCTTCGGCGGAGAGGATGTTGTCTGTGAGTTCTTCCTCGCCCATCTCCAGGGATTCGAAGAGGGTGGGGATCTTGTTGTGGATGGCTGCTGCTCGGGCGAAGCCGAGGCCGAGGGTGGACTTGCCCATCGCCGGGCGGGCTGCGACGACGATGAGCTGACCGGCTTTGAAGCCGCCGCTGAAGAGTGCGTCGAGGTCGAGGAAGCCGGTGGGGATGCGCTCTTCGCGAGTTGGTTCGGTGACGGATCGCTTGAGGGCTCCGCCGATGACGTCGCGGACGAGTTTGGGGGTGCTGGTGTCGCGGTTGCGGACGATGTCGTCGAGCGCGTCCTGGATGGCGGAGATGTCGGTGGCGGGGTCGAATGCTGCCGACCGGCCGCGGATGCTCATGTCGGAGCTGAGGGCGAGGAGCCGGCGGGCGATAGCGGCTTCGGTGATCTGCTCGGCGTAGTAGGAGGCGGCCTGGTAGGTGGACTGGGCCGAGTCGTACAGGTGGGCGAGCTGGGCCAGGTCGAGTGGGCGGATGGGCAGGTATCCGCTGGCCTGCCACCTCTGGAGCTGGCTGTTGACGGCCTGCCAGCGGATCTCACCCTTGGTCAGGGTTTCGCGGATCTCGTCGACGGCGTGCCACACCCAGCGGAGGGCGTCGTTCTGGATGTCGGCGGGGTCGAACTCTCCGGCGAGTTCGTCGATCAGTTCGGGTCGCGCCATGACGGAGGCGGCGATGATCCGTTCGGCTTCGATGGCGGATGCGCCGGGGGCGGGGGTGGCCTCGTCGGGACCCCAGACGTCGGTTTCGGTGGTCACGCTGCGGCCCCCATCCGTCGGTCGTCGCCTTCGAGGAGGACGACGCTGTCGCCACACATCTCGGCGAGGCGGGAGGACACTCGCGGGCCGGTGACTTCGGACAGCTCGCCGGGCAGCACGTCGCAGGTGATGATCACGGGGCGGCGGTTGATGTACCGCTCGTCGAAGATTTCGAATAGCCGCTCCTGTGTCCACACCGACGCCTTCGCCGCGGCGAGGTCGTCGACGTACAGCAGCTGGCACTCCTGAAGTTCCTTGACCAGGGTCCGGCGGACCTCGTCGGGGCCGTCGGGGCGGAGGAGGTCGAAGAGCGTGGTCGACCGGTAGGTGCGGACATCAGGCCCGCCCGGCTTCCAGGGCTGGTTGGGGGCGTACCAGGCTTCGAGCCAGCGGCGGCAGGTCCGCCAGGCCGTGTGCGTCTTGCCGACGCCGATGGGGCCGGTGATGAAGAGGCTGGTTCCGCCCCAGCCGGCGATCCAGTTGCGGACGTCTTCGTGAAGGTCGATGGGCTGGCGGTAGATGAGCGGGATGCGCTCGTCGAAGCGTTCGAGGGCGGCATGGCTGCGCATCTGCAGCCATTCGTCACGGAGGCTGGGCTCGTCAGCCGAACTTGAGTGCACGCTTCTTCTCCTCGTCGGTCATGTCGCGGGATGCGGTGGCCGGGCCGGCGGGTCGGCTCTGGCGCTGTTCGGCTGTGGCTTGGCGGCGGAGGGTGTCGTACTTCTGGCGCAGCTTGAGCGGGCTGAGGATGTGCGCCTGCCAGAAGTCGTTGCCGTGGGCCCAGTCGATGGCAGCGATGGCCTGCTCTGGGGTGATGCCGTCTTTGTCGATCAGGAGGCGGATGTCGTTGCGCCACTTCTTGGTGACGGTCGGCCTCTTGGTGCCGCCGTTCTCGACGACGGTGGCGAGGTGCTTGCAGACGCGTTCGACGTCGTGCCGCAGGGGGGCGCTGTCGGGCTCCGCAGGAGTTCGACTGTTCTTTTCTTTTTCTTCTGTCTCTGTCTCTGTCTCTGGTTCGTTTTTGCTTCGCGATTGCTTCACCAAATGCGAAGCAAGTGCTTCGCCGTTTGCTTCGGCTTCGGAAGCGGCTCGGCGGGACTCGCCGGAGCGCTTTCCACCGCGCTGACCTGCAGCTGCTCGCTTGGTGCGGAGGTCCGCGACCTCGGCTGCGGAGCGCTGGTGGTCGAGGTAGTCGTGGATGACGTAGCTATCGGGCCCCGCCTGGGGGCACTTGGGGCAGTCGTGTTCGCCGTCGTGCCACAAGCCAACGCGAACCAGTGCCGAAGCACTTGCTTCGGGTTTGCTTCCGTCGGTCAACCGAGGGACGAGGCGCTTGGAGATGACGCCGTCGGTGAGCTGCCGGGAGGCGTAGGCGAGTCCGCAGATGTACAGCCAGCCGGCTTCGCCACCCGCCTCGATGATCTTCGGGTGGTCCGGCAGACCGTCGTGCACCTTGACGTAGGTGCGCTTGTCCTTCTCGGCCATCGGAACTTCTTTCGGAGAGAGCTTGAGGGGGTCTTGGGCGCGCGGAACCAGGGCGCTTAGGGCGGTGTGTTCAACCCCTCCCCGCTGTAGCTATCATAGCTAAGAAAGGCGTTATAGCTAAGGAGACTAAGATGACCATCGCGGCTATCAGCTACGATCTGCTCATGAGCGAGCGGCCGACCGTCCACCGGAACCAGATCGCCGAGGCACGCAACGTCCTCGGCCAGGTCATCGCCCGCGCACGCTTCGCCGGCGAGCCCACCGTGCTGATCAACCGCGGCCAGGAAGCGGCTGTGATCGTCAGCTACGAGGACTACGCAACCCTCCGCGAACTCCGCGACTACGTGGAGGAGCTGGAAGCCGGCGACGGCCCGGACGTGAAGAACAAGGCGCGCGTCCTCGGCGAGGCCTTGGCCCTGGCTAAGCACCGCGCGGCTCTCGACTCGTCCTGATCGCACGTCCACCCTCCTCTCCTCCCGGCCCCGCCTTCCGGCGGGGCTTCGTCGCGTTGTGGGCTAGGCGGCTTGCTGCTGGGTGGTCTGCGCGTTGCGGCATGCCTGGCAGACGGGAACCTTGATCCGGTAGTGGATGGTTCGGCCCTTGGGGGTGCCGCAGTGCCCGGTCCAGTCGGGGTAGGCGGCGGGGTCGTCGATCCGGTCGTCGTCCCATGCGCCGATGGGCGCCCAGCCGCGTGAGGTGGCGATCTGTCGGGCGGCAGTTGCCCGGTGGGCTGGTACGCCGGCTTCGACGGGGTCGGTGCGCCACAGCTGGTCGTAGAGGGCGCGCACGGTCTTGAGCGTGGCGACTTCGACGAGGCCGCTGTCGATGGTCCGGGCGAAGTTGGACCGGTTCATCTGCATGCGGCGGGCCAGTTCGGACTGGGTCCAGCCCGCGTACACCAGGGCTTGCAGCCGACGGCGGGTCCCGGTGCCGTCGACGACAGTGCGTTGTCCGAGGTTGTCGAGGACCGGTTCCACGGCGAGGAGCTTCAGCGCGGTTTCGGGGCGGACGCGCTTGGTGGGAGCGAGGCCCCGCAGGTTGTCCCCGTAGAGCAGCTTCGATACGCCGCCGGTGGAGACGCCGGCGAGTTTCGCGGCGCGGATCGAGCCGATGCCGAACTCGCCGAGGGCGCGCACGTGCTGGCGGACGGGTTCGGCGTCGACGAAGGGCTGCCAGCGTCCGTAGGCGATGGCGCGGCGCCGGTTGTTGTCGTAGTCACTGGCCGCCTTGCAGCAGACGGGACAGCGGCAGTTTTCCAGGTGGTATTTCGCGTTCCCGTGCGGGCGAGAGGGGGCGCTCATCCGACCTTCTCCTTCCGGCTGCCGGTGAGGCGGTTGCGGCGGTCGGCGGCGGCGTTGGCGGCTCGGCAGACGTCGCAGCGTTCGCCGTTCTTGAGGTGGCGCCGGTACATGCGGGGCTCGCCGCAGACGGGTTCGGGGCGTCGCGGCCGTGGCGTTTTGGGCTTGCCGCTGCTGGGGTTCCAGTCGTTGTCGCGCCAGTCGGCGATGGTGGTGTCGGCGCAGCCGACGCGCCGGCCGATTTCCTTGTCGGTGTGGCCGCGGCTGTCCAGGATCCGGGCGGCGTGGAGCTTCTCAGCTGGGGTGAGCTGTGCGGGTTCGCCGTTGAGGGCGCACTCGATGGCGATCAGGTCGAGGTCGTTGTGCGGGTCGTAGGTGCTGGTGGTGGAGGCGTAGAGGCGCTCGCGGGTGCCGGCGCCGACGCGGTGTCCGTTCATGCGGCTGCCTCCATCGAGGGCTTGGCTGCGGATCCTTCGGGAGTCCGGATGCGCCGCTGGCCGGTGTTGATCTCGCGGGCGATGTCGCGGACGTAGCCCTCGGCCATGCCGAGGCGTGCCGCGATCTCGGCGTGGGAGAGGTTGAAGCTGATGAGGTGTGCGATCTCGGCGCGGCGCAGGGCGCCGAGCTGGTGCATGCCGAGTTCGTCGTCGCTGAGCGCTGGGGTGAAGTCGGGGTTGTCGAAGTCGTCTTCGTCCCAGTAGGGCGGCGGCGCCCAACCGCGGTCGGCGGCCATCTTGCGGGCGCGCCCGATGTAGTAGGCGGGAAGGCCGTGCTGTTCGGGCGTCTCGTTGCTGAGTTCCGCGTACAGGGCGCGGACCTGGTCGGCCTGGAACATGGCGACCCGGCCGCCGGCCCGTCCTTTGATCAGCTGGTTGATGTTCTCGCGGTCTTTGCCGAGGCGGCGGGCGAGTTCGGCGGAGTACCAGCCTGCGGCGACGAGGGCGCGCAGTCGGCGCTGAGTGCCGAGGCCGGGGATGTAGGCGCGGGACTCGGTCGGGCCTGCCTTGCCTCGCGGGATGGGTACGGCGAGGATGCGCTTTTCGGTGGCGACGTGGACGGTGCCTTCGCGCCGCATGATCCGGTAGAGGACGTCGGGGCAGACCCCTGACTGCTTGCGGATCGCCTTGTCGTTGAGGCCTGCGGCGCGCAGGAGCAGGACGTGGTTGGCGGCGCGGTCGGGTGCGCGGTGGATGCCGCGGCCGGTCTGGCGCAGGTAGCGGTTGCGGATGTTCTGCGCGTTGGCTCCGGCCTTGCACTTCTTGCAGGTGCAGCCGCGGCGGTAGCGGCGGGGGTCGCCGTGCTCAAGGGCTTCGGCGGGGATGGCGGTGGTCACGGCTTCTCCTCCCGCGGGCTGCGGATGGTGGCGTTCAAGATGGCGTTGCAGATGTCGAGGTCGGCTTGCCGTTCGGCGGCTTCGGCCCGGCGGATGTGCCGCCGTTCGGCCCGGTCGAGGAGGGCGCCGAAGCCGATCCAGGCGGTGAGGATGAGCCCGCTCCCGACGAAGATCACGGGGAGGATTCCGTAGACGGCGACCTGGTTGATCACCCAGTCGACGACCGGCGGCAGGTTGTCCCTCACGTCCGCCTCCCGGTGACGGCTTCGGCGACGAGGGCTCCGGCCGCGTACAGGGCGCCTGCGACGGCTCCCGCGGCGATCAGGGCGAGGTACAGGCGGCCGAGGGGGACGTCCTCCAGGCGGGCCATCACGCGGCGCTCCGCTGCTCGATGCGGGCGGCCTGCCGGTCCTTGATGAACTTCCGTCCGGCGCGGGTGAGCTGGTAGACGTTGACCTTCTTGCCGCGGGCCTTCGGGTTGATCGACACCTCTTCGTCGATCTTGACGAGGAGGGCGGGCTCGGCGGGGTGGAGGGCGTCGTGGCCGACCAGCTGATGGAAGTACAGGCCGGCGCTGCGGGCCGCACCTTCGGGGACGATCGTGCGTATCTGATTCATGCCGATGGGCTGGCCGGTGTCGGCGAGGTGGAGGACGACCTGGTCGTAGACCGCGGTGTCCCAGTCGGTGACGGTGGAGTAGAGGGCGGCGACCTCGGCGAGCGCCCGGGTGCGGGCCTGGCTGGGCGTGATGGTCATGGCATGGTTCCCTTGGGTTGACGGCCGGCCCGCATTGCCCGCGGGCCGGCCTTCGGCGTGCGGGCTAGAAGGGGTGCTCTTCGGCGAGGCGACCGAGAGCGATCTCGGTGACGCGGGCGCCGACGGGTTCACGGAGGTCGATGTCTGCGCGCCGCAGCTCGTGGGTGAGGCTGCGGATCCAGGTCCGGAGCTCGTCGGTCTTGCCGTCGATGAGGGCTTCCGCGAGGTGACCGACGACGATTCGCTCGGCTGCTGCGAGTCGGCGTTCGGCGGGGCTCATCTCTGCCCAGGTCCACGGGTCGATGTCGGGCGAGGCGGCGCCGTACTTGTCGTGGTGCTCGTCGTCGTGGACCTGTCCGCAGTCGCCGCGGCTTCGTTCCTCGTCGGTCATCAGCGAGCAGGGCACTCGGCCCGAGTCGAGGACTTGTTGCAGGTCGCGGATGTTGCGCAGGTAGATGTGCCGGTAGTCGTTGTAGCGGCGGTCGAGGTCGTCGCGGGGCGGGTTGTTCTTGTAGGCGTCGGCGACTTCCTGCCAGCGCTCGATGAGCGTTTCGAGGAGGGCCCGGCTCGGGTCGCCCGATGCGGTTTCGGTCTGGTCGGTGGTCATGGTTCGTGGTCTCCTGGGGTTGGGAGCCGCCCGCACAGCCCGCGGGCGGCTCTCTGGGGTGCGGGCTACTTGGTGGGCTCTCCGGCCCACGGGTCGTCGCCGGGCGGGGTCTGCTTGCCGCGGCTGGCGTTGCTCTTGATCTCGCCGCCGGTGATGCGGGCCTGCGGGAATTCGTCCTCGACGGCGATCTCGCGGCGCTGGATCGACTTGTGGGTGATGAGCAGCTGGGCGATGTCGGCGCCGGTCCACTGGTCCTTCTTGCGCCCGAGCTTCTGCTCCAGCCGTTCCTCGCTGACGCCGAGGCCCTTGAAGACGCCGATGGCGCCCTCGATACGCTGCTCGATCGGCTTGCCGTCGCCCTTCTGCAGGGTCTCCCGGCAGAGCTCTTCGGCCTCTTCGATGAACCAGTCGGGGATCACCGCGAAGATCGCCTCGCGGAGCCGGCGGGCACCGTTGTTGGCGTTGTTCTCGTAGATGTCCCGCAGGTCGATGAGCGCTTCGACCTTGCCCTTCACGAACTTGGCGTGGGGGACGATGAAGGTGAGGACGTGCCGGGTGTTGGCCTCGACGTCCCACGCCCAGGCCTGCATCTCGGACTGGCGGTACTCGTCGTCGCGGCGCATCTCGGTGACGCCGTACTGGATGTTGCCCCAGGTCTGGGCGAGCGCCTTGGCCAGGTGGATGGTGGAGCCTTCGACGGCGCCGCCGGCCCGAGGGAAGCGGAAGCGGGACTTCTCGGCGAGGGCCATGGATCCGCAGGCGGACTGCATGGCGTTGCGGGAACGGCCGATCTCGCGGGGGAACTGGCGAGCCACGTAGATGGCGGCCTGGACCTCGGCGACGGCGCGGGACTGCTCGACGGCCGTGGACTGGCCGACACGGTCCGGGCCGGCGACGGCCGACTGCTGGACGGGGAAGTTCACAGGTAGATCTCCTTGTCGCGGTTCTCGGCCCAGCCGGGCAGGGCGAGGTAGTTGGGGTCGGTGTCGCTGTAGCCGGGCCAGTTGCCGGTGGTGGTGCACTCGGCGAAGACCTCGATGGCGGCGCGGTTCTTGGCGCGGCCGATCTCGCGGGCGAAGTAGTCGATGCCGACGACGTTGACGAGGTAGGGGGCGGTCTTCTCCTGGACGATGAACAGGAGTTCCGTGTCCTGGCCGCCGAGTTCGAGGGCGATG